CTATACTTATACCAAATGTAAGCGTGGTGTTCGCATTATAATGAGGTATGATAGCGTTACACTTCGTCCAAGTACCTGGCAGTGTATACACAGGGGGGCAGGATGCTAGAATCATTGATAATATTGAGGGGTGTAATGTGAATCCTTCGGTAGATCTACTTTGAGTTTCTCGCAGTACTTCCGAACCTCTGCCTCTGCCTGTTCGTACAGGGGCGAAAGATCTAAGTCTTCTCTGAGTCCATGTGCTATCTGGTCGACCTGTTCTACAGTTAAACAGTGGTCTGGATGAAGCACATCACATACAGGTATCATATTTTCTACGAGTTCATTTAGATTGATTCGTATCTCGTAGTCTTTGTAAACCGCCATGGGGGTTTTTACCTCCGAAAAAATTTTTAAATATTTTTGAAACGCACGTACCCACTTTTGTAGGTTAGAGCGATGGGACTCTTTTATAACCCGCCCCCCGCCCCCGAAGGGCGGGCAACTGGTCTTTCGACTACTGCCCCCTAGTGGAATAGGGGACGCATGTAGTCTTTGAACTCTTCACGCATGTGGTCTGCTAATACTCTTAATTGCTCTTCGCTTGAGTTGTTGCCACTAGCAACGAGTTCGTCATAGCATGCCTGACTAATGCCCGCATTAGTTAGGTCATACTTATGTAGTTCAACATGATTAAAGAACATGATTTAGAATCCTCCGTTAAGACCTTCATTTAATTTCTCTTGATAATCAGCATATGTATCGAACTGATTACCTAGACGTTGTATCCACTGGTTATACCAGTAGCAATTTGATCCATCTTCTAATATAGGATCAGCAGTTAACTCACCACCAACTTTTCTTGTTAGTGTGGTTCTTAGTTCACTCTGGGTGTACCCCTTCTGTGCTAACTGTGGGTAGAATTCGTTGAAATCTGAATTGTTCATAAATGACGTTTAACTGTGTATAACCCTATTATAGTACGTACTGTATATAATAGGGGGGGATAGAGAGCAATGTTAATAAAACTTTACGTTATAGGATCGTAATCCCACGGAGCAGGATCGCAAATCTTCTCAATTAAAGAGTCGAATGCTTGTTGGTTCTCGTCGTCGATCCAACCATTCTCTATAAAGAATTTCGCCATCGTGACCAATGCTGTTTCTTCAGGTTCGGTCATAGTGAGGGTACGTTCCCACACTGGGGGGGATTGATTATTCATTTACCAAGTCCCCTTCTTGTCTTGGTAGCAATCTTCATTCCAGTGTTCGCCTTCTTGAAGTATGCCGAGATTTGTGGCGATTGCGTCGTAGTATTCCATACCACCGCGGGACATTCTACCGCAAGTATACTCCCAACCGAGTTCAGTGAAATCTTCATAGAGTTTTTCAATGTTAACCTTCATTAGTTAACCTCCTTCCACTTGATGTCTCCAAGTGTTCCCACTTTGAAAATCATCATACTTTCCATGGCATCAGTTGCCATTTCAAGTGCTGTGTCCTCAGCAGCAGCAAAAGAGGATCTTAACTCAGCACCTATTCTTACTGTGTTGCCCCAGTAAGATGGTTGGATTGCCCATTGAGTTGAATTCATAGAAGTTGACTCCTTGATTTGTATAATACTATTATGCCATAATTTCTGGGAAAATAGGGCATTGATTGTGACACAAATTATATTGTCACACCAGATCGCGACGCTCTGGGCAGCTCGTTTGGCGGTCAGGATTCGACCTCCTTGAGTTCAAAAGTGGACGTGTAATTGGCGTAATCTATGAGCAACCTATAATCATAGTCCTCATAGATTTCCAGTAATGCGTCATAAACTTTAGGGTCTAGTGCTTCCATTAGGTGACAGACCTCCTAAACTCTAGACAATACTGTTTGAACAAATCCATATCAGAATCTGACACATAGTCAGCACCATCTTCGCCAAAATAGGCGAAGGTCTCATTCACATTCTTAATAAATGTGAGCAATGCGATTTCGTTAGGTGTATACATGATTAGTGCCTATCTGAGATGTACCAGACACCATGGTTGTTAATCACCTGTGGTTCAAAATTCCTTTTTGCCATACTGGTGAGGGCAGCAAGTACAGCGGGGTCTTTCATTGCTGATTCATTCGCTAGTACTCGACCATCGAAATATGGTCTTAGTTGTTTGTCAAACATAAATTACCTTAGTTTGGTTTACCTCTTAATGATAGTCTATTTTGGGGACAATTCAAGACAGAAAAGGACACTATTATTAGTGGCACATCATGACCCTAAATTTCCAGATTCTTCTGATACAATGGAGGTAGAGCTCAAATCCGCTACTACCTCATCAAATTCCTCGTCCCAGTAATTGCGACACTCTTCTAGGAATTCATGCTCTCCTAGTTTGTCAAAGTAATTGAATAGGTCGTCCGACACATATTCAACTAGGTCTTTGGTGGACATGTTGTCCACCATTCGTTCTGTTAAGAACTCCTTGAGATCGGTTAGTAATTGTCTATCCATCTATAGATACCCTGCGAGTTCACATCCTGGTTCGTCATAGAACCAAGTTACAGACAAGTCGTCAAACATTTCATCTATTGCGTGTTTGATTTCTTCTGGTGGCGACCATGCTGTATTGAATGTAACTTGAAATCCGTGTGGCATATCGTCATCATGTACTGAGAGGTCGTAGCAATCCCACTTCGTTCCCCAGTGATGGACTCGCCAGTTATACCATCTGTCATCATTCACATCAGTGGACTCAAAGTATAAACCCTTACCGAATCCCTTATCTTTCCAGATTGGACATTCACCCACTTCGCCTCTAGGGTTTGAGAATGAATACTCTTTGACATCATTTTCATGTAATGGTACTGTCTCCCAATTTGGTTCTGGAATGAATTGACCGAATACTGTGTCAACTGTCTCTTTGAGTTCGTCATTCTCAATTCCATTCTTCCACATTCTGTGTAGTTTCTGGATCATGGTTGTATCATCTGAATAGAAGTCAACTCTGTTGTAACAATGATTTGGCATTAAACCTCGTTTGATTGTTTATAATAGTATATTAGCACCTAGCAGGTGATAATTTGGATAAAAATGGACACTAAAAAAAGTGGCACAAGCTAGCATCAAAAATAGCATAATCTTTGATAGAATGAAGGTAGAGCTCATAATTCCTCTATATCCTCTATGACCCATTCCCCGCTGTACTCGTCCTCGATATCAAATGAATTGATATCCTTATGCAAGAGATCCTCTGCCTCTTGCATTGTTTCTGCCTCTACTAGAACTGTGAAGTAGTTCACCTCTGAGCATTGGATTCTAAATTGATTAATCATTTTTTAGTTACAAAGTGAAGGTCATTTACTAGGAACCCGCTGCTCTCTGAAAGTTTCTCGCATAGATCGTTTAAGTTCTCTGCTTCCCACTCTCCGAGGTGATCCTCTGTTAGTTGCTCGCGATCCTCTTTGGATATCCACTCTTCATCAAATGAAAAGTGGATCTGAGTTAAAAAATACTTCATTTAAACGCAACCTCTCTCATATCACAAGAGTACATAACAGAATCTTGTCTGAATGCTTTCTTGTATGCCTCGCCAACATCAAAGAGTGCATCCTCGTATTCTTTGCCAGTAACAGAGATGCAAACTATTGCTTCCATGGTGCCTTTATAAATGCCGACTCCGTGGGTGATTGTTGCATACTCAAGTCTTGTTAAAACTTCAGACTTAATGAACTGGTCTAACATTTGATTAGTAACAGTTCCCTCGTCTCCGATGTTTCTGCCGACTGTTAGAGTTGTTGTTTCCAAGAAGTTTACTCCTTTTGTTTGTTTACTCTTCTATTGTAATCCCTAGCCCTGAAAAAACAACGTCCGAGTGGACAGAAAAAATAGTGGCACAAGGTCTGCACCAGATGCATGCATAATTTGATAATATACTTATATGGATAACTTTTCAGACTTTATCGACTACGTTCTTTCATTCTATGGTAAGAATGGTCTCTATCCACAAGATAGAACAAAAGAACAAGTTGCATATGCAACTCTTTACTACCTTGATTCATGTAATGATGTTATTACGTGGGGCAATGGTGATTCACTCGACAGAGAGAGAGTCCGTGACGTAATGAACCATTTATACGACTAATGGCACATTGCGACAACTGCGGGAACTTTGATGACTCTCACTTTGAGAGTCTCAAAGAGACCTATCAAGACATACCCAAAGATGCACATCAACCTGATTTGTATTATTATTGGGATGCACCTCTAGAAGAGGACTACTCATGGAGAGATGCATTACCTAATGCAGACTGCCTCTGTGAAATCTGCTTTGATATCCTAAATGAAGAAAAAAGGATAAAATGGCAAGATTAAAGAAAAAACCAAAAAGACCAAATAAGCTGCCTAGCTTGCCCGTGGTCATCACACCCGACGAAGTGACACTAACAACCAATTCAAATAGTGTCCACTGTTGTCCCAAATGTGGTCATAAATGGACTACACTATAAAAGTAAACCAAAAGGATTCATTCAAATGAAACTTAACTCAATCGCAAAGAATCAGACAGAAGTCACCCTCTCAAATGGTGATCAAGTTTTCTTCAGTTACAAAACTCCCGTCGCTTGCTACATTGCTAAAAAGGGACGCTATGCAAGAACTGATGCATGGTACTCAGCAACAACAACCAGACACATTAACAAATGGTTAGGAAATCTTGAGTACGACGTAAT